GAGACAACTCCCGCACCGTCATGCCTAGGTGCCCGGCGAGGCGGAAAAGAAACCTCCGCATCGGCCGGGTCTTCAGTTTTTTGCGAGTTCCTCCACGTCGCTCTCGGTCATGTTGTTGTGCTTCATGGCTTTTTCAAAGAGCTTCGACACCACGGCCGAAGACTTCTTCGCCAGCTGCTCGATGCCCTGCTCGTCGAAGAGCCGCTCGCCACTCTCGGGGTGGCACAGGCAGCGGGCCAGGTACTTCGTTCGGAAGTTGTCGATGCCACGCTCCTTGTTGCCGATCCACTCCTTCTCGTAGGAGTCCCGCTCCTCGACGGTCATCACACGGATGCCGAGCACCAGCGGCTTACCGCTGGCGTCCTTCCACTCCCGCACCGTCACCTTGAGCACGGACAGATCGTCCGAGGCGAGAATCTGGGCGGCGAGTTCCTGCACAGTCAGGGCCATGAAAATCTCCTAGGCTTGGACTCTGAGCGTGACGCCGTAGCGGGTCACGTCGTTCACCACGCCTTGAAACGTCAACTTCTCAAGCACTGCCGTGGCACGGTAGGCAAACCCGCCGCCAGCAATCGTGACGAGCGAGCGGACGCCGTAGTTGGCGGTCGAGACGTTGGCCGTTGCAAAGCACGACATCTCTATAGTGCCTAGGTCAAGCGTCCACGTACTGGCGCGAGCCAACGGCAGAGCACCGCCGTGCGTCACGCGCAGATCGAAGACTTCGCTGAACGCGACGCCGTTCCACGTCGCCGTGACGCCCGCTGCGTACTCAGCCATGACGGGCCTCCGTCAGGCTTAACGATCAATGAGGATCGTCACCTGGCCCCGGATGGCATCGTTGGTGGCGAGCGTGAGCGTGGAGCTCTGCACCGTGCCGCCCTTGCTCAGAAGCGAAGAGCCGCCCACGGTGATGGACAGCGTGCCGGTGGACTTGTCGTTGATGAGGGTGCTGCCGACGTAGTCGAACTGCACCGTGCGGCCGGTGTCGCCGGAAGCCGAGCCGGCCAGCGGCAGATCGAGAGTCCTGGCGGTTTCGCCGGTGGTCTGGCCCAAGTGCGCCACGTTGATCTTCTCGTCCTCGGCCGCCGGGTCGGTGAACGACACGACGATGTTCGTGACGGTGTACCTCGTGGCGGTCGTCGGCCACGTCACCACCGTACCGGCACCATCATGCGGCGTCTCGAAAGCCATCGCTTATATCTCCTGCCAGAGGATCGAGTACTGTTGGTTAACCGTGAGAATCGGCGGCAAGTCGCCTCCCGCCAGCTGCACCACGCCGTCCGATTCCGTGTCCAGAGACACGTTCCTGACGCTCACGTAGTTTTCCACAGCCGTGCCGTACCCATCCAGAACCGAGCGGCATCGGTCGGCGATGTCCCGGGCCTCGCCGTACGTCTCGGCGTACACGTCCACCGACAGCAGCACCACGCCCATACCCATTGGGCCGGATAGCGTCTGCGTCCGCTGGATGCCCGTGCGACGCCAGGTGATGAACGGCAGATCCGCCGAGGCCGGTGCCACGACGGGGTAGACACGCTGGCCCACGACAGCCGCCACGGCGGGGTCGGCCACCAGGGCGTTGGCCAGCAGCTGCTCAGGTGACTTGAGTGGCATGGTGGCTAGCCTCCGATGATGCCGCTGATGGTGCCGGTGCTGGACTGCGTGATCTTGGAAATGGCGGCCTCTATGGAGATGCTGAGCTCACGCCGCAGGATCTCGGCCACCTGGCCCTTGGTCTGCTCGAAGGCGGTCTGCACGGGCGGGCGGCCTCCACGACCACCAGGCGGGACAGCGGGCAGGCGGATAGCCCCTTGGCCCTTCTTGCCCTTCATGAAGAAGGCGTAGGGCTGCGACTTGCTGCCGTCGGGGTAGATGTCGAAGGGTCCACGGGCGGCCAAGCTGGAGGCGATGACGGCCCCCTGGCCTTTAACTTGATGGGCACTGATGTTGGCCACCTTGCCAGACTTCATGCGGCGGGTGTGCGACTTTCGCTGGTAGGGCTTGTCCGAGAGTTTGGTTACGACTCGCTCCTTAGTGCCGAACTCCAGCCACCACTGATGAAAGCCCCGCTCCTTGCCAATCCGCACGCTGCCAGCAGTGGCGGTGCCACGCTCTCTCTGCGACTGCCGGTAGCCAATCAGGCCAACGGCGGCCCCGTCCTTCGGGTACTTAACCGTCTTGTAGTGTGCGGCCCGCTTGAGATTGCCGGTAGGGCCCACCGGCGTGACATCACGCAGCCGCAGGTACGCCGGCCAGATGGCCTTCTCCAGTGCCGCCTCCAGCGTGGCAGCAAGCTCCGCACGGCCGTCTTGGCCAAACAGGTTTCGCAGCTGCTCGGTCTTTTGCTTCAGGTCGGTGGAGTCCACCGTGATCAAGATGAAGGCCACTAGATCGCCTCCTGGCACAGCAGCTCGTGCTCGGTGCGGTTGCCGTGCTCGAGGATGCTGACGATCTCCAGCGTGCGGCCACGCCACTGCAGACGCATCTGCTGCGTGAGTCCGGTGAGATACCGCATCCGCACCCGGTGGCTGGCCTCGGTCTGCTGCTGGCCCTGCAGGAAGAACTCCCGGGCCGAGATGCCCTCAACGCTGGCCCAACGCTCAGCAAACGTGCCCCACGTCTGCGTAGCCTCGCCCAGCGGCGTGCGGCTGTCCGTGGCCTGCTGCACCGTCACACGCTCTCTGAGCCGGCCGGAGTCCATCAGTCTGGCCCCCACAGGATGAGCGTGTAGGTGCCAGTGCCAGCCCCAGCCGTCAGCATCGGCACGGGCTCGCTGTCGGCCATCTGCGTCACGGCCACCTCGCCGTTAGACGAGATGAGCCGCCACGCATCGTCGCCGCCGTCGTTGAGGGTGCGGCGGCTAGAGCCACTCCACGAAAAGGCCAGCTTGAGCGGCGAGCCCAGCGACACAAGCGTCCCGGCGGCGTTGCGGTACACGCCGAAGTTGATGGACACGCCCGAGGTGCCGGCGGTGCCGGTGACGGCCACGACTTCGCCAGACGTGTACCCGGTGACGGACTGCAGCGACAGCACCTTCAGCCTGGCCGTGCCAGACGTGTCGTGGAAGAGGGCGTCAACAGTGATGCGGCCGTCAATGCTCATACGCCGTACAGCACCATTTCAAACGAAGCCGTGCCAGCCCCCAGCGGGCCGACCACGATGCCGTCGAGGCCCCCCTGCTCTGTGCCAAGAACAATCGCGTGATTGGCTGGGCAGATAGACAACGCACTGCCAGAAGCCTCTGCCACTTGGCACCTGGTGCTACAGGAAAACACGACACGCTCCACGTCAGTAAAAGACACAAGGCTGCCGGAGGAATCTCGATACGTGCTGGGGCTGACTGCAACCGTTACTGCGGCGGTGCCGACAATGCCAGACACATAGGCACACTTGCCTTGCAGTGAAGAGCCGGACCGCGCTAGTGACAGCACGTTGATTGCGTTGGTGCCGTCCTTGTCGTGGAACAAGGCGTCCACCGTGATGCGGCCTTCAACGCTCATCGGTAGGATCCCCATCGTTGCGAGTCGAGAAGCGACTTGACGCCAAAAGGAATCTCGTTCAGCGTGCCCGAATCAGCCCCCGCTCTGCGTTCGTAAAGGATCCCCACAATCATCAGGATGGCGTGGCGGATGGCGGCTGGCACGCTCGTGCCGCTGGCACCGTAGCCGGCCCACCACGTCACAGCCACGGCGTTGTAGTCGTCGAGGTTCGCCGGCCACGTCCCGGCACGCAGCTGCCGCACCACGCCAGGCGTCGAGTTGCGGTCCACCCGGTACGCCGTCGTGGACAGCGTGGCCGTGGAGTCGTCGCCCAGCGTGTAGGTGACTGCCACCGCCGTGGTCGTGCCACTCGTGGCAATCGGCGGCCGGGGCAGCTCGATCTCGTAGGGGAACGAGTCCAGCCGCATCGTCCACTGCGTGTTGATCAGCGTGCGGTCCAGGTACTGCTCGCACCACTCACGGGCCGCCGTGATCAGCGTGCCGATGTACGAGTCATCGTCGCTGATGTCCACACGCAGGTGGGCCTTGGCCTCGGATACCGAGACGGGCTCAACCGCCGGCGGCGTCGCTCTGGTCAGGCTGCGGTACTGCACGGGGGCGTCCTCGTTTCCTGGGCGTGGCGTCGGCCGTCTCGGCCCGGTGCTCGATGGCCGCCGTCTCGATTGTCTGCTGCTTGTCCTCGACGGCGATGCCTCGGCTGATCCAATCGTTCGCCATGCCGTCGGGAACGTCCGGCAGCACCTGGCCACGCTTGTAGTGCCGGTAGCTCATCAGCATCCTTATCTTCATGATTCCCCCACCCTCCATGCAGTTTCGGGCCGCTTGCTCGTGGACGTGAACTCATTCGCCCACTGAAACACCGGGCTTGTCAGGTTGCGGCCCGGCCACGTCACGACGTACTCGCCGTGGCCCAGCACGACACGGGGCGAGACGAACACTCGGTTGCCGCTCTCTCGCCAGTTCTTCCACCACCAGATGTCGGGATCTAGCCGGCCGTCGCCCCACGAACCCTCGGGGTCTGGCTTCGACCAGAACCACGGTTTTTTGGTTCGCTTGAGTGCGGCCGTGCTGATCACCGTAAGGCCGAAGTGGGCCGTGTCCACCTCTTGAATCGGCTCGGCAAACCACGACGGTGGCAGGCTTGTGTGCCCGGCATCCGGCGGCGAATCCAGCGTGCCCTTGAGCGTGAGCATGGGGCGGCCGTCCTCACGCTTGGTTTGCAGCCCCGTGATCGCATCGCACTGAAACGTCATCGCCATGGCGAAGAGCGTCTCCACGTCTTCCTTGGTGAAAAACGTGTCGTAATCGATGGCGAGCAGGTACTCGGCCTTGTCGATGAACTGCTCGAAGACCCGGGTGTTCACTTGGTCCCAGAAGCAGCCCGTGCCGAGAGTCGGCCGGATGCCCAGCGGCATCAGGGCCTGAGCCCAGGCGAAGAAGTTGCTGGTGAACCCCAGCCGGGGCATCGACAGCACGGCCTCGACTCGGATATCCACCTGCGTGTCACCGACACGGACGAGCATTGTGGCCCCTCAAATGGAAACGGCTGGCAGAGCGTAGAGCCCTGCCAGCCGTCCACTGTGCCGCATGTGTCAAGCGATCAGCCGCTGACGAGCGTGC